ATACCTTTTGCTGGTTTTACATGTGATTCCGTGTGATCGTTTTGATCGTTACCTTCAGGCACATATTCAATCCCTAGTATCTCAGCTATACCCTGGCAGAATGCGTCTCCTGTAGGACAGTGGGTTCCTGGATGCCCTATCATAAATTTCCATTCTTCATCTTCGAAACCGAATTGGACAAATTGCAAGTGGGGCGGGCCTTCGGAGAATGGTGCCCCACTTTTCCATAGTTTCCCGCATCCATCCAACCATTGAATATGGTATGGGGTTAGGTTACTGTATTCTGTGTGTAGTCCGTTCATGTGTGGTTATCCCGGCTTTTTAACTCTTTTATAATTTGCTCTAATCGGCTACATTCCTTCGCACGGTTTTTGTATTGCTCGATTATATGTTTTTTGTTCCACTTCATAACTTCTTTTTCCCATTCTTCTCCAAACGGTTCGTAATCTTTATCACTCATACCCCATTCCTCTCTTCATAATAATCTGCGGCCTCTGCCTCTTGTTCTTCCTTAAGTTCCTCGTCTGACATATCCCAATCCCCATCAAAGTCAGGTGACAGGCAACTAAGCCCTGCATTCGGATTTGATATTTTACTTCTATACCTAGGCATACCCGCCTCCTTTTTTAATCGTCTTATTAGGTGTTACTGCAAGACGTTCTTCCCTATCTTTTTGATAAGCGTCCACCGATGCCTTGTCGTAGAAGCCGTGTCTAGTTCTTTTGATCTTACCTTCTTTCGCAAGACTTCTGATTTTGATTTCACCAAAGCCTGTGATATCCACAACCTCGGCATACGAATACTCGTTTACTTTTGGTTCTTTCCACCACTCCCCTAGTTTTGGTAACGTAGCTGACGGGGTCATCTGTCTTTCACCATTTCTCTTACAGCCTTGATCGTGTTTTCGAGTTCGATGAAACACTTTGCGAGATTGACGAGGTCGGATACTTCTAATACCGGGAGATCCCTTTTTTCGTGAGCATCTATTATCACCTGAACCGTCCTTAGTGCGTCGCCTTGCGAGTGTGTGAATTCCGTGGTGTTCATTTTGTTCCCTCTTCCTTTTTCAACGCCTCTGATTTGCGTTTGATCCGCATAGATTCCAGACGAACGGACTCTCTTTTGCCCTCGTCATATCCTTCTTCGTGTGCCTCGACGCCCTTCATCGTTTTCCTGAAACTGTTATATCCTTCGGAAAAACCTTGAAGAAAATTATTCAAGTCGGCTCCAGCGCATCCTTTTTCCTTACCGATCTTTTCGGCCTTTAGGATTGCTGCCTCGTTCATATCCCCATATCCCCCATTTTGTTTCGTGTGTAGTCAATGGTTGCTTTCATCCGTGCCATGTGTTCACGACTGTATCGTTCTCGAATCGATTTCCTCTCCGCCTCTGTGAGCCCAGGAGTGATATACGTCGGTTTTTCTTTGTATGGCTTACCATCGTATGTTTCGTTTGCTTGTGTAAGTTGGTTGTGGAAGTTGTTCATTGTGCTGTCTCCTTTATTACCACTCGTAATTCCCAAGCAAAAAATTATCTTCTACATATTCGGAACATGCGAATCCCCATAAAAAATCACCGTCATTAGGGTTCACAGTCAACCAGCTTGCAAATTTTACGGCAGACCAAGCAGACCATAAAATATTTACAACTATGTCGTCTAACTTAGATATATTTTCGTTCTGTTTTAGAATTAATATATCTTCAGGGTAATGAATACCTCCCCAGTCTTTTGACAATTCTGTGGCTTTTTCTAATCTAGTCATCCCTTCACCTTATCCTTTTTCATCGCTTGTTTCACCCAGTGCCTAACACGCAAAATGTCAATTGCATTGAAGCCGTAAGACTTTATAAACTCCATTGATTTCTTGTGATCTTTTGTTGCCAGATAGTATCCGTAATACAAATGGCCTAGTTCTACCACACCTTGCTCGTCTAGTTTATATTCTTGTCTTTCCATACCAGGAACCATATACGATTGCCTGGATTATGTAAAGTAAAATATTTTACTTTATTTTAAAATATTTTGTTTGGCGGGAGACATAACCCTGGCAGATACCAGGGCGAAGGGGTTAACAATCAATTTCAGGAAGCGAGCACGACGACCGACCAAATACGAGTTCAGCGAAAAAGGATCTTTCTTTCTGGCACTCGAACAGTCGGTCGGTTTGTTTCTGCGAGCATTGGTAGGCGGAGATACACTCTGTCAGTTTTTTAGAATAGGACAGGGAATAATTATATCTTAGCCGTAGGACAAATTCTCGTCCCTGAAAATCGATTTTTTCATTCCCTCGGACGACGAGTTCCGTGGGAATCCCTAAGTCAGAACAGCTTTGGTTTACTAAGTTTCGGGCATGGTTTGCCTTCGTTTGACACCCGGCAAAGGTCGTCAAAATCAGAAGGCTTAGGAACAGTGCTTTCTTTAATGTCGATAAGTTCATTTTGAGATTCTCCAATTTCGGAATTGATAACGTAAAAAATTGCATACAAAAGGACAAGAAGGATGACAAGCCCTGTGGCAATCCCCTTCCAAGTTTTCGACCAAGCTGCGATAAGTTCAAGGATACCCATCACTTACCTGCCTTTTTTGCCAACGCTTCTTTAAGAGTCGGATAGAACCCAAGGAATCCGAGAGTCATGACGACGACACCAAGTGAGATTCTGATTCCATGGTTATCGTAAACTAAAAGTTCAGGAAATAGGACGGCAAACAATATGCCAATGAATGCGACTCCAAGCCCAAGTAATCGCCAAATGTTTGTTTCTCGTAAGAACGGTCTTTTTTCTGTCATTTCTTTTCCTTCTTAAAATGTAATACTTGTTTTTTCGGCTTCTCGCCTTTTGGCGCAACCGATACATGAACCCACGAATCGAACTCATTGATTAGTTGGTGATACGGAAGCCCAAGGTCTTTTATGATCTCGACAAGTTCCGTGACTTCCAAGTTCGCCACTCGAATATCTGCGGCCTCGCCTAACATGTGTTGTGAACGAGGGGAACCACCAACGGAAGCGTTGACTCTGGGAGACCGATAAGCCGAATTGATTGTGATTGGTCGCCCAAGATGATCTCGTAACGGTTGCAAGATTAGGTTCGCAAGTCGTTTGAGGTTCTCTGTCACCTCGTCAGATGGTGTGTTGTCGAGACCAAGCCGATCGGCAGTTGTCGAGCGAGTGAGTTCATCCAATGTAAAATTTTCGGATAGTTTCATTTTTCAATTACTCCAAGTAATTTTTCAAAGTAATCTCTTTTTTCTGAAATCGGGAGAATCTTGTTTCTTCTCCCAAGATCATAGGATCTTTCCATGGCTTCGAATAATTTGATCCTGAGTTTTGTTTTCTGTTCTTCGGAAAGGGAATTTATGATTTGAATGATTGGCGCGGCTTCTGGAATTTTATCCATGGCCTTGACTATTGTTTTCGCAGTAGTCATTTTAATCCCGTGTTTCAATGAAATTTCTTCGGCTCTGCTTTGCGTGACACATTGAGCAAAAGTTTGAGGTTCTGCATTTCTTGCTAAGTTGTTCGCCACAGTGTCATCTTTATCCCAATAACCCTGTTTATGAAGCCGGTAGACTCTCATATATTTATGAGCTGTTCTTTCTGAAAAATTTACATTCTTCTCTAGCCACCATAGAAATTGACCAGTTCGCTTATGCTTTTCCGAAATCAATAAACGTCCACATTCCATCATGGCTTCAAGAGTCATTTTTTTGTGGTGTATAACCTTGCCGTGGAGGAAGTTTATACGTTCAGCAATAGTATCTTTCTGGAGAGCAAGACCCATGATTATTTTACTTTCCCACTTACAAAAATTCGTTTAATATCTTGTTTTATTTCTTTGATGTCGTCTTTAATCTCTACCATCTGACTCGACCTTTCTTCTAGGATCACTATTCTGGACTCTAATTTGAAATAAAGTCCAGAGACAGTAAAGGCCAAAACGACAAGTTTCGCAATGTTCTCGAATGAAAAAATCTTGTTAAATCCTTCCGCCACTTATATCCCACCGCCTGGACCACCGTGCCGAACAGTGCACCAACAGCGAGGATCGCCGCCTTTATCAACAGTTCGATTCATTTGCTCGGCTTGCAAAATATACATTCTTAGACGTAGCTCAAATGGGATATCGTCCGCAACGCGTTCCTCGTATCGGAAGTCCCCGTCTACAATTAAGTTCCCATCGGCTCCAAACATATAAACCCAGCGTGATTCTGGTTGCCATGGAGGTGGAGGCGGTTCTTCTGGTTCGGGTTCTTCTAGGTTCGCAAGGACGACGACCCCCGCAGCTTCCTCTGGCGTAAGACCAGCGATGAGATTTTTTGCGGTCGGTGCGACGAGTTCCGTAATCGCAGAGGTATCTAGCGATATCCCTCCCATCTGGAGGACGTCAAGACCAACTGAATTTGTGCAGTTCATGAGTGTTAGGACTAAACCTAGTATTATTTTTTTCATAAAGTTTCCTTTTCGGACGATTCTATCAGGTCTCAATAATCTTTACAACGAAAATACGGTCTGGAAATTGTTTTGCGATACGGTCGCATTCTTTTTTGTATGCACCGCACCTAAGATCAAAGTAGTAATTTTCCTTTTCTCCGGTCGTTTTTATCTCCCATGGAGTCGGAACTTTCTCCCCGTTTTTCTTACGAATGATCTTTTCGGTTGTCTCTGGTTCTAGTTTAGAGAGACATAAATCTTCCTCGTAAGTGAACCCGTTTTCTACGAAGACATGAGAAACTTCATCGACTTTCGTTTGAATGATGTTGTCATCTTTGTCTTTTAATTCAGGTCGTCCGATAGTTGTAATTTCTAAAAGCTGTAATTTTTTCATGATTATCCTCCGCACCACATATAAGGAATGAGTGTATATGCCGGCCCGTGTGTGATCTTACGAACGAGTGGGTCGCCATAGGCCGACCTAAAATTAGTTGAATACGTCCCTTGTGGTGTCCCAGTAAATGCGCCGTCACTTAACGCACCGTTCCCGCCTATCCCTGGGTCTGGCCCTGTTACACCAGCAGTGTCCCCGATAGCACCAGACATGCCCGATATAGAATTAGATTGCCCTATCGTATATGAAGCGTGTTGATGATTTTGGAAATGACCTCTCGTCCGTAGGTTCATAATAAAATAACCATCGGGGTCGTTTGGAGCCATGATGGCTTCGCCCTTAATTGCAAAAACTCGGCAAGTTCCAGGGGTGCTTGTCCCGTAAGGTTTTACGTAGAGAGTCTGGCTCCCTGAAGGTGGAGACGTATTAGTTTGCATCACCCTGGTCGATAAGTTAATGGTGCTGATCTCATAGTTTGACCCACCAACTTCCACAAATCTATCGTGAACTTCAGAGCCGCCAGTGCGAACGTCTTCTACGATTGCCGCAAGCATTGCATTTGCTGAGACCGTATTCGGGAAAGTTATGTTTACTCCTGAAATAGTTACTGCAAACGATTCAACTTCACCAGATTCCCCAGGCAAATACTTAGCGTTGATACCCTCTAAATAATTTACCCAATCGTTAGGATATATCCCGCCTTCTGCTATTGATACAAAATCTTGGTAGTTATCTATTGCCGATAGATTGATTGCAGGCCAATAATCCCTAGGTGATGCAGGATTGAACGTAAAGTTCGTTGCTCTCTCGTCGGGAATATAAACCACCCCAGCAAGAGGAGTTCCATAATCGATCGCTGTCTTGACGACCGAACCCTCGATCGCTGTGATCCTCGTATCCAAGTCCTCTAAGTTGTTCCAGATGAACCCGTTGTTTGCACGTTGCTGGTCGCCACGAACAAACGAGTTGTCTAAGAAATATGGTGCGGGATAGCTTGGTAAGGCTGGGTTAGGTGATGGTAATGACATATTACACGGCTCCTGAATCGAAGATTTCTATTTCCGTATACTCACTGTTATCTGGTGTAGTATAGCTGACATATAAAGAATTTAGCGTTGGCTTGATTTTTCTAAAAAGAAAAATTATGAGTCCTAGGTTTGCGACCCCGTCGGCTGTGAGGTTTATGAGAATGTCGATTCTCTTGGCCTTCAGTTCCAACTGACCATAGATCCCATAAAAACCGTAACCTTCGGACGGTCCATCCACTGGCGGCTGGACACCTGACGAATACGTGTCGGACTCTGGAGTCCATACAGACGAACCAGGGACAGGAGGCACTTGTCCTATGACAAGCCCTTGGTTTGCGTTCACACCTGTGGTCTTCCGCCACGCCCCACCGTCCCAGTAATAGACCGCGTTCACGTCACCTGATCCATCATCGGCAACGGTGGCAAGAGTCCCCGTAGTTGCTGAGCCTGGGAGGTCGCCAATAATCGCATAGTCAGTCATGAGAAAAACCGTATTCACTGACAAGGGAGCCATCCAAACGATGTTTCCTCCACTTATATACCCTCTGGCGTAATACGTCGCATTAGACGCGCCGATCGTCCACCCACTGGGAGCAGCCCAGGCAAGGGGGGTGTATGTGGAAGGCGACGGTGTGCTCGGAGGAGAGACGGAATCCGAATAAATGAGAAAAGTTTCCGAGAATATGGCAGGCTGTGCAGAGCTGAAAAGGATCTGACCGGCCTGTGTGATCCAACCGACATCCAAAAGAAAGGTGAAATACTGCTGGAAACACAGAACCGCACTCTTAGGATACGACCGTGTAACATAAATAAGTAGTTTTATAGCAGTGGATAACAACCCGTTATACCAGCCGATCCCGTTCTGGACTAGTAGGTATTTGATCCAGGGGGTCATAGTGACAGTCGTTAATGCATAGCTACGACTTGCCCACAACCGAAAGATTGAGTCCATAAGATTGATATTATCCTGGATGATTGCGGTCATGTTGTTCAACCACTCATTGAATTTTTTATCATACTCCGTTTGTTGTGCGGAATAATCAAAATAACCAGGTGCGGTCAATTGCTGGAATGTTCTCCTGGTGTATATCATATCTCAGTCACCGTGATCGTAATGAGTGCAGGGTCAAGGAACACATATCTGTCATACCAGGAAGTATCGTCTGTAAAAAGTGCGTCCTCTACGAAGTTAATGACTGCCACGGTTCCGCCGGCTGGTGCGTCGATGTCGAGAGTGACGGCAGGTTGTCCTGCAACTAGCGGGTCCACTTCGGCTTCCAGTGAGTTGCATTCCAGATAATTTAGGTTCGGAACGATAGAATCATTGTCTGAAATAAACGAACGGATTTGTTCCACGGCAAGCACGGGACCAATCTTAATCTGACCTTGTGAGGCTGTGACCGCCGGAGTCGATCCTTCAGGTGGTGGGACTGGACTTCCTGTTCCCTGGAACGTAAGGTTGTAATTCCCTGCGGCTCCACCGTAAAAATCAATTAGGTTCTGGACGAATGCTGTGGCGAAAGATTCCGAAAGAACAAGTTTTTCCTCGTCGGCTGTGCCTACGGAAAAAGATACATACAAGTTCGCTGTGAGCGTGACCTGGACGGCCTGTGCCGGTGCGACCGTGTAGGCTTGCGGGAAGGTTCCGGTGTAAATGACCCCTTGGATGATCGGGTGATTTGTCGTCGAGACTTTGAGAATGTTCCCGAATTCGAAACGGCTCGCAAGAATATTGATTGCGTTCTGAATCTCTTCCGGCCCTGCTTCCGGCCCAGACGGGAGAAGCACGACAGCAACGTAACCAGAGGAAGGAACCGGGACCGGTGTGGTGAGGTTGTTTTCCGTGTTATTGACGTAGAACCTTGCCGCCGCATAAAACTCCAAAAGCTCTTTGGTTGCCGCTGGTGTCGCCTGTTCGGACGTGTTATTTGTCTTTAGGAAAATGAGTCGGCTTGTATACTGTGCGTCGTTCTCCGTATCGGTTCCAGTGACGAATGGCTGTGGGTTTGTTACCGGACGACCTTCGAACGTATCGAATACCATAAAGGCCGGGATGTTTTGGTTCTTCCCCGTAGTGGTGGAATAGACCGCAATGAATCCTTTTTCACCGGCTGGAATGGTTGCAAGAGTGACCCCGTTGGTGTAAGTGTTTCCGTTGGGAGCCGTGAAAATTGAATCGGCTGGGATTGCGAGAGGAGTGACTTCGGCCTCGTTGTCGATTTCCAAATAACCTTGGGCAACGTTTGCTTGAAGCCTTTTTGTTCCAGGGTTCTGTATATCGATGTCGGAACCAGTGGGATTGAATTGTTTCACGTAAAGGGCATAGGATGCCGAGTCGGACTGGACGAGGGTTTGAGCGAGCCAATTCGCAATCTGTTCCTCGACGGATCCTGTTTGGACGACGATCTCTGCCGGTTTTACTGCCGGACTCAAAACAATCGTAAGGGCATCCCCTAGCGTAAGATCTGTGTATACACCGTTTTCATTTATCATACTTGTATGTTATATTCCTGTAATTCTGAATCATACGTCACACTTTTCACTGGCATGTATTTCTCGCCAATACGGTAAAGATCGGAACACCTGTCACCTACGGACTGAGAGAGGTTCCAGACAAGGACGTTCCTGCCGAAAGTTGGATCCACCGCATACGTCTCTTGAATACACCGAACCTCAGACTTAAAATATTGCAAAGGAGGATTTTGGGCAGCGGTGAGTTTACCATCCTTAAGTAAAAAATTTCCGTTGTCTGTCAGTGCTATCGGCATTATTGACTCCCTGGTCCGGTGCTTGCCCCGCCGGCAACTACTCCAGAGTGTGTATGGAGTAGCCAATCTATGCCGCCGACTTTTAGGCTCCCAACGTCTGCGGCCCCGTCTACAGTTAAATCCTCTGTAACGTTTAAGTTTTTTTCAACGATTAAATCATTTTCGGCGGTTAAATCCATGGATACTCTTAATGTTCCACTTATAGTTGTGTTCCCCGTAACCGAAACATTGCCGCCAACTTGCACGTTTTCCGTAACCTCCAAGTTCCCTTGAATGGTCACGTCACCCTCAAATTTATAGTCGCCTTTAAAAACGTATTGAAGGACAGGCTCGGCAACACCAACGATTCTCCCGTTGGTTTCTGATGCCGGGTAGAACCTAGAAATCTTTTTGTCGTCCAAGTTGTTTCTAACTGTTTCGACTAGGACGACATCTCCTACCTGAGCTTTTATCCCACCGACCGCATTGACTTTTATTGTCGGATGATCAGTTCCGTCTATCTCGACAATCCTTGGATCAACGTCCCAGGTTCCGTCGCCATTATTTTTTATTACGTCACAGATGAAGGCGTCCGCACCACCGACCATTTTACCAGGGTTACTCATACGCCTAACCCCGAATAAATTTTAGCTTCAAGGAAGTTATCGAGTTTCAAGTTCGACAACAACCAATTGTTTGTTCCCCTGAATTTGATTATGGTCTTTACCCTGGAATCCTCGTAAGTGTATTGGAGAACATAGAATTTGTAGCCTTTCACGGTTGTCGCACCTGCTGGGATTGGAAAAGGGACTCTATTTAATTCTGCGAATTGTCCCGCCGTCCCCGTGTCATCGCATATTGTTACGTAATCGAAAAGCGTAGCATCAAACGCTTCCGACTCGACATCGCATGAATAATAATTTTGTAAGGCGAACTGATTTAAGATCAAAGCACCTGGGACCTTCCCCGTAAAACACAATACTTCTGTTTGCACAGACGACGCAGAGTTCGGAGTCAGTGACTTTATTGTAATCGTTTTTTCTGCCGAACTAAAATCAGACATTAAATTATTGTCATTGCAAACCTGATTGATAAGTTTCGCCGCCGGTTGCGGTGCGTAATATTTGGAAACTTTCGGAAGAAGCGTTTCGAGTGCTGGCAGTGCGTTAACTTTCAAATCAGAACCAGAGGCCAAATCTCTTAATTGGCCTATAAGCGGTTTTGTTTTATCGATGTTCGCTGCAAATTCCAGACGAACAACCATGGAATCGAAAGCGGCTCCATTGATCGTAAGGAACGCGTTTGTTCGTCTTTCGTCATAATTAAAAGTCGTCGAGTAGACCATAAAGGTTCGTTTAATGGTGTCGGGGATTTTCGAATTTGAGTTCGGCTTTATAACAAAGGCACCGGTCGGGAATTGAATTTCCGGGTCAAGAATCGCCGATGTCAAAGTATCGCTGAGGGTTTCGATGTTTTGGGAACTACCATATTGTTTGATATTCAAAAGAGTAACTAGCTTCTGCGGAGGGTTTACGATCTGACAAGTAAACTTTGTTTTAAGGGAATCCCCGTATTCCGCACCACCGTGAGAGTAAGACATTTTATAGTCTAGCGAGTAAACGTTTTTTGGATCGACCGGCAAGATTAATTTCCCTGGATTCTGTAAAATTCCGAGGGAGTTGGAAAGCGTTTGAATTTGCGGGATCGAATACTGTTCGTCTGACCTCGTATAGTCGCAAATGACAACGGGTTTCAGCGCAATCCCAGCCGATGGAGTATAGAAGATGAGCATCCTACGGATAGTCCACCTTGTAAAATTGCGTTCCTTCTGCCAATGGATCGGCATTGCAAAAACAGCCGGAAGAAAAATATCCACCCGTTAAATCGATCCCAGGGATGACGGATACGTTCCCGACTTGGATCGCTTCGCCACTGGAAGCGTCATAGATTTGCGAGATTTGGAATGGTTCCCCTAGGATGTCGATTGTAATGATTCGGAAGCCCGCAAGTTCCCCCGCCACACAAAAAAATTGTTGAAGGGTTCCTTCTCCTGGTTCTGCAAATTCCAGGGTTGCTTCTACGATCGCACCTTCCAAGGGTAGAAAATTTGCCATTAGAGTAACGCTCCTATAGACGAACCGACACCAGGGCCAAGGAGTTCATTGGCGAGGTTTTTGGCAATATTCTTGTAGGTGATGGTTGTTGCATCTCGCTTCACGAGAACCTCTTTTAATGTGATGTTTGCAATCACGCCTCTCTCGGCTTCTCCTTTTTCGAAATACAAATCTTTGATATACCATTGAGACGTAAGGAACGGGTTTCTCGTCGAAAAAGATCCAAGAGGCATAAAGAGATTGAGGGCAAGGATCGGCTGGAACCCATCCTTGATCGAGTTCAATGTCTGGATTTGTGCGACTGCAAAGTTCGAAGAGATACCAGAAAGGTTTGGTATGACACCACCATACACAGCGTAGGTGTTGGCAAGGGTGGAAATCTGCTGCAAGGCTTGGGATACTTGTTTTATCAGGGTGCTATTGATGTTCGGAGTCTCGGAAATAACCATCTTGAATGTATATTCCCCAGCGTTCCTTGCGGATTTCAGGAATAAATCCCCCGATGATAACTGTAAACCAGGAAGAGTATTGGACGTATTCGCTCGTTCTTCCGTAGTCACCCCGACAACAAAGTTCGGAACCGGTGACTGAAATGATGGAAGGCCTACAATAATAGGAAGTCCTGTCAGACCTTGGGAAAGTCCTCCAAGCATAGACGAGGGATTGACTGCGAACGGTGCTGGCATTATGGTGTTCCTATAGTTCCAGCCGCCCCAATTAACGGCATAACACTTCTTTCTTTCACTGCTCTTTCTAGTGCTGTCACCATCTTACTAAATCCATTGTTTAGACTTACGTCAATTCTATTCAAAGTTCCTGTGATCGCAAGCGCATTGTCAACGGCTCCTTCTTGCCCTACGATACCAGCAGCTCTACCACGTTGTTCTGTATCAAATCTAGTAACTGTTGATCTTGCGCCTGTTAAAGCTTTATCTTCTGTGTCTTGTTCTGATTTTTTAACAGTGCTTAAAAGGCCAGCTTGAATTCCTTGTCGTAGGGTCGGAGGTAAACTCCCAAGTTGATCGGCAATCTTTTGTAGAAAAAATCCTTTGTCTGTCCCTAATGCTGCAAAGTTTCCAGAAGCAACTTGACCTGCTTGTGTTACGTCAACACCTCTACCATTTTGATCTTTATAAAGTTCTTTGATTGCGTCAGATAAAGGTTTTTGGACAGTTCCAAACTTGGCTCCTAAAGTTTCCGCCAACGCTCGTTGTGAATTAATATCTAAATCAACTCTGCCTGTGAAATTACTCCCACCTGACCCTTGGATAAGATTGCCAATCCTTGATTTTGATTCTGTTGTATCTAAGTTTATCCGTGCTGCGTTCTCTACGTTTGCTTTAAAGGATTCTGCGGCGGTAATAATTGCATCACCCGCCTCGGCTACAAGACCCAAGCCTGGTATTGCCCCAATTAAACCAGAGACTCCCCTGAGGGCGTTCCCCGCCGAAAGAGTCGCAAGGCTTTGTGCTGCATTTTTTGCGGCTTGGCTCACTTCCTTAAAAGAATCATTTGATTTCTTCTTTTCCGTTTCTTCTTTTTTATCTTCAGGTTTTGTGGTGGGTTGCTCTTTAGAAGGCTCCTCTTTCTTCTGAGACTTTTCCAAACCTTTGGTCAGCGCATCCTTTTGACCCTTCACAGCATCCAAGATACCTTTAAAAATCCCTTGGGCCTTGGTCTCTGCTTGCGGTGTCTGTTTTTGGCCTGGTGTTTGTGCAGTGTTCCCGGTTGCTGCGGTGATGGAAACATTTGCGGGACGTTCAAACCGTTCCTTTTGCTCCTGTATCTTTTGCAGTTGGGAGAGAACCAGGTCGTCTCCTTTGACCCCTAGACTTAATACTTCTTCGATCATATACGTCCTTGGCTCCTTAGATCACTAAACCTGGAATAAATTTTCCGTAAGGTTCTTATCCCACAATTCTCGGTTTCTGACAGTGTCATCACTTTCATGACGATAATGTCTTCGATGTAAATCCCTGCGCTTTGCGTTCTCCCGTCTTTGTCAACTAAATGATGAATGTCCGAAAAAAAAACTTGTCGCAAACTCTGATCGCAAGGACGAGAGCATCGATTTTGATTGCACCGTCTTTTTTTACGTCTTTAATCAATACCCCATTTTCGAAAAAACATTCCTGTCTACAAACTTCCACGAACGCATCGAGAGAACTTTTGTCGAGTTCTGTGCAAATCTTGAAGGCGTTCTTCGGTTCCCTGATCTCGTAAATGTTCCCAGCATAATCGTATTTCACTCGGTCGTCTTCAAGTTCCAAAACTTCTACGTCAAGGCATACGGACATTTTCCTTTGAAGACGTGCAAGGCCAGCGACCACGCTTTTGAAAATAGTCATAAAATCTTGCTCTTCCTCGGTTGGAAGAAGCGCAAGAGCCTTTTCTAGATCCTCGCCAGTGAGCTTGGCTTCTAAAACTTCTCTAGTAAAATCGGGACCAAAGTGCTTTTCGTTAATCGCAGCCTTAGAAACCCGAATAAGTTTATCAAAAACCTTCATACTGGAGTCCCGGCTGCGTTAAGGAGTTCGATTTTTGCATAGTGGATTGTGAACTTAATCACTGCGATGTCATTTGACAAGGCCCTGATCGGATGATTCATCACTTTACAATCCAGGTGGTTTTGCGCTCTGATTTGACTCGCATCTTGGTCGTTTCTTTGATACGTAAAGTTGAAATCGAAAAGAGGCTGTGGGTTTGCCATAGCCATTCGAATAAACTGATCCGTCAAAGGAGAGTCCAGAAGGGTTATGTCACGCTTACCGGACTTTGCAAAGATGTCTATGTATTGGACGGTGTTCCCGTCGTTCGACATAAACGGCCTTGCTCTGTCTTTCGTCGGTTGCAATTCAGATAAAAACTCTTCCTCGTTCCAGAACGTGTCCGACTGGATCGCAATCGGAGAAAACCCCGCTGATTTTGGTGTTATAATTGCGATCGCTGTCGCATAATTCATCGATGTTCCTGGCATGACTTATATCTCCTTTAGTTCGTTAGCTTATGCGAAAGCGAAATTGATTGTAATGTAGTGAGCTGCTGCAAACCTACGGATTCTCGCACTGATAACACCGGCAGGCCATACGCCTGTTTGTTGCCAAGTAGGAGAAAGAACCGTAACTTGTGCGGCGGTTTTTGCACTCACCGTAAAATCTGGGGAACCGTCTCCAGTGCTTAGGATCAAATTCAGATCATAACACTCGTTAAGTCCTTGTCTTACGATCCCGAGTAACGTCTGGATACCAGCGTCATCGTTTGGAAGACCGGTCTGACCTGCGGCTTGGAGCGTGTTCGCAACCTTGTTGTAAATGTAATCGTTGATGTAGTATCCTGCAAGGATAGACTCGATCTGATCTGTCAAAGGAGGATTCACGTCATCGTTCATTTGCGTGTCATAAACGAATGTAGAATTTGCTCGGTCTTTCGCTCCGTTGTATTGTGCAAGGGAGTTGTTTGCGATCACGTTTCTCGAAGCAGTGGAATAAGAATCCGCACTGATTAAAAGGAAATCATGCGCATCGGACAGGGAGCCCCATGAACGGGAGACCGCACCACCATTGATGCAAAAAGACATCCAAGCGAGGCCTATGTTGTCGTATGCGTAAACGGGAGAACCGCCAACGATTGCAACCTGGGACTGTGCGTTGGAAACGATAGTCTTGAACCCGGAGTCCTCATTGATTGACCCCCCTAATACCAGTTCAGCCGGTAATTCTAGAAGGCCATCGGTTTCCTCTTTTGAGTAGGTATTGATGACAATCTTCTCGTAGGTAGTTGGTCCCCAAGCCTTGATCGTTTCAAGATCTGCGAAGTAATCAGCTTCGTCGGCTCCTGAGTTCCCGCCGCCTTGGTCACGGCTCACGTAAGTGATGAAACTCCAGGCTCTTGCGTCTCTGTTCGCTGCAATGAGTTCTTCCTCTGTTACCCCGTCCGGTGCGGAAAGGATGTAGACATAAGGGTAAAAATACACCTGACCGAATGTGACCCTAAGAGCATTTCGGAGACCGTATTTCGTTGGGTTGTCGGTGATAAAAGTCTCGTAGTCCGTGGAATTGATTCTGTAAAGTCCAGTCTGTGGATCAGGGGTAAAACCTGCCACAAGTTCCCGAGTCACGAGAAGCGGAATCCGAGGAAGTGGCCCAAGGGTTCCGGTGGTCGTGACGCTCGATATTGTTATAAATTCTGGTGCGCTCATTTTATACCTCTATGTTTTCGTATGTAATCGCATTATCCAAGTCAGTCGATAACGTAGGATCTGGTTCTTCCAAATCTTGTCCGTATCCGCATACTGCTCGCATTTTCAAAATCATGAAAGCCGATGGAACCGGTGATCCTGACTTCATTTCGAATTCGTAATGGAAACGAATCGGATCAAATATGTCCGCTAATGTAGTAACCTTCCCATCCTCGCTTGTAGTTTGCAAGAGATTTAATCTCCTGTTTGATAAACCGTTTTTTACAGCCTCGAAAGGTTTAAAAAAAACTGTATCGTTTACAAATTCGGAAGGCGGTGCCGTGAAAAATGACACTTGAAAATCCCATTCCGTAAGCATGCCAGCTTGATAGCTTGTCCACTGTTGTGCTTTCACGTTGGAAATATAGGTTTGAATGTATGGAAATCTATCGTATGCTCGACCCTTCCATTCAGGTTTCAATGTCGCTGGATCGATTCCATATTTAATAACAGGACAAAAAATATCCTTACTGATTAAATAAGAATCAATTGCCTGGTTGATCGCATAATACCTTTGCATTAACGTGAGGCCAGAAGGTTGTGTTGTCATTCGGACGCACTCCCGAGAGCTGGCAGGCTCGCATAAAAGATAGAAGCGTTTTCTGAAATCGTATAACTCATGACAACGTATTCGGTTCCGTCGGCTCGTCTAACTTTGTAAGGTGCTTTCGCAAGTTCCCCAACAATAGAAATACTGACACCATCATGAATCGTAATACCTTTATCTTGTAATCGTTTGATTTCGTTCGCTGTTAAGTCTACGACTCTTGCAAAAACACCCGGTGTTTCTACCTCGTTTGGAGAATATGATCCGTCACCGTTGTTGTCAAACGTCGGGTAAGTAACCAGTGTCACTTGTTCCCCTGCGTTCCGACCGACTGCGTAAGATAATAAGTCTCTTGTAAGATAACTCATCTAGGCATCCATGAAGCGGCTCGTCTCGCTGCCATTTTCCGTCTGTATCTTTCGGGATCTTGGGCAGAAAAAGCAGTCGAGACACCGTTTGACGAAATGCTCTGGATCTCTGGGAATTTTCCGTCGATTAGGAGCAAATGGCAAGCGGTGTCTAGAATCTGAGACGTGTAATCGTTCGGACTATAGTTTGTCGGAGAAACTTCCCTTGACGCTTTATTTAAATAAATAATCAGGTCGGTGTCTGGAACAGCAGGGTTCTGCAATTCCATTCTTAACTCGTCCAAATATAGTGCCGGATCAAACGCCATTTTGGTGTTATGCCGCCTGAGAGAATTCCATGATGAACGCCCCGCCGTAGTGCATGAACATTGGGCCACCGAACAAGTATTGTGCTCGGAAGTTCATGATCTGTGCAGATACGTTTTCAGAAACGATCGTAGGAACTGCTGTCTGGCCTGGCATAATGACCGGCTTGTTCTCTTGTTGGCAACCTTGGGCAACTAATACCATGTAGTTGTAAGCGTTTGTTCCGCCGAAACCTGTGGAGGCTCCTGCGTTTAACAGAGACGAAGGAAGGATTTCAATGTTACCAATGATTTTCCCTTGAGTCGCTGTAAGAACCATCTCGTTCAACTGCTTGTTAAAAGTCCCTTGACCACCACCTGTTTGAGTTCCAGGATACTGAACCGCAAGAGCATACCAGGAAGTCGGAACATAAAGTTTCCAAGACTTAGGTGTGAAATTGACGTTCTGTTGTGCTGGTAGGTTGAACAAACGAACGATGTCCTTATACATAAGCGACGGATCGACGCCAATGTCTAAAGGCCCGCTTGTAGAAGTCGGCTCATAGTAGAAGTTTTGGATCTTTTGGATCAGTTTCGTAGGGTTCGCATTCCAGTTCGCATAGTTTGCAACAACTGGTTGTGCTTGGTTCCAGCTTGCGAGTTGGAGTTGGATGTCAGGGGATAGAATCCCGTAAGTTCCGCCAACGCTAGGAATGTAATTTGCTCTTTGGTCTTGACCAAAAACGAAATCGAGTTCCGCAAGTTTCATCACTTGCTTGATGGAAGCTCCGAAGTATCGGTTTTGAAGGATGAATCCAGCGAGTGCAGGGGAAACTGCTTTTTCATATCCGAGGGCTTGGTCTCTTTGTGCTTGGGTGATTGAGAACACAGTGTCCAAAGTTTCCGCATCTTTAAACTCGTTAAAGAGTGAAATTTGAGTCCGGTTGTTGTCGTCGAGAATGTTGTTGTGAGGATTGATATCCCCGTTCATCCTTTTCGCTGAACCAGTTACTTGTTCGATCGGAGCACGGAAACGACTTTTGTCTAGACCTGTTCCGCCTTCCGTTGGAACCGCAAAAGCGTCCCCAGATTCCAGAAAGGATTCCACGAAAGTTTGTTCCTCGTAAAGCTGCGCAGCGAGAAGGTTCAAGTTCCCGAAGTGGTCAAACACAGGGTTACCAGCCAAACTGTTCATAGCAGAATCCAAAGCAGCTTCGGGAGCCATACCAGAATTCTTTGCAATGATACTCGCTACTCGGTGAGTTTCGCTCAAGTAATGAGAACCGATGTTTTCGATCACATTCAAAGATTCACGGCTACCATCGAACTCGTTTTTCAAAGCGTTGAAAGCCATACCATGGTTTGGGCTTGCAGGGTTTGCAAGAGCCATGGAAGTCTGAATCATTTTTTTCAAAACTGCACGAGCGTTTGCAGCGGATACGAATTCGTATTTTTCGCCTCGTTGACGGTTCTGTTCGGCAACCGCATTTGCGGAAACCATAAATTGCTCAGCTACTTGCGTCGCCGAGTTACCATTGATTTTTTTAATACCTTTCATTTAAGTGGTCTCCTTATGGCACGATTGGCGAAAGCATTTGGTAGAATAGACAACCGTCTTTCAACTGGTTGGACATCTCTCTGGCAGGAATGGAATCGAAAACCGACCCTTGGAGAGCTAGGTTCCCTGATCCAGATACGGACGACAAACGACCTTGGATGTCAAGGTAAGCTGTTCCGATTCCTTGCGTTGGTTCGTTCGATGGATCAAAGTCGATCATGTAAACGTCCACAGCACTTCTGTTGACGACAACCGTGTCACCGTCTACAAATTGGTTAGGAACCGGAGCGATTGCAGTGTTCCCGCCTGATTGAAGGGCTTCTTCTAACACACCCCAGCCGACGAGGATATGGTCTGCGATTGCGGTTCTTGCGACCACTGCATACATATTGCCTTCTGCATCTTGCTGAAGGGAAACGATTCGATTGTTGGTAACGAATGCAACGCCCGCATCTTCTGGGATGATAAGCTCTACGCCTTGCATCCTTTTGATAGTTCGTTGATAAGTCCCAGTCTTTGGATTTGTTTGTCCGATTGCTTGGTTATTAACTGGCATCTTTATGACTCCTTATAGTTTGTTTAGAAACTCGTCGAGAGTCCCTACGGTCTCTTTAGAGTTCTTCCCTTCCGGTGTGTCTTTATCGTCAGACGATCCAGAAGTGATTTCTTTTCGTTTTGCATTCAAAGCCGTGATGAGTTCGAAAGAATTCTTGGCTTCGACTCCGACCATTTTTCCGAGCTGTCTCAAAGTCGGTGCTTTTGGAAATTTGATTCCGAGGTGATCGGAAAAATCTTTAAGCATCTCGTCCGATGGCAAAGCGTTCGCTGCTTCTGCGTCGTCTTTGTCCTCGTCGGCTGTGTTCTCCGCTTTTTCCTCAGACTTGGTTTCTTCCTTGTCTTCGTTTTTGGCTTTGTTCTCGGCTTCTTTTAAGGCTTCTTTTTCCTTTTTTTCGAGTTCGTTTTTTACCGCTTTGTTGATTGCGTCTTCTTTTGCGGCATCTTCTTCTCGAATCTCATTCATCGCTTTTCTGAGTTCGTCTTTGTCTACAGGCATTGGCTTGTCCTCGTTGTTAGTAATTTCATTCTTGTCCTTGTCGTCTGTGGTTGTGTCATCTTCCTCTTTGGCTACTGCATTCAAGGCAACGATGACATTTTTTGGATCTCGGATATTTGGCAGAATCGCAACGTGGTTGTTCACGAGTTTTTCCGCAATAGCATTGTATTTTTTGCCGTTTGGTGCAATCCCTTCCTGTTTTCTAATTTTGATGAAGGAAATAAATGCCGATGTTCCGAACCCTGGTTTGTTTAAATTCTCTTTCGCATAGGCAACATTTGCCTCACCATGGAGAATCCCTTTAAGCATCGCTTTTTTTGTGCCCGAATCATACCAGGCTTCCAAAGGCCACCCGTCTACGTCTCGGTTATATTCCGACGTGTTCTTTTCGTGGGTTTGGACTTGGAGAGCCGATCGGGTAATTGTATCTAAATAATCCTCGTCGGAAATTGCGGATTCAGGATAATATAAATTCGTTGTATCGGGGTAAGCGGCTCCAAGTTCCCCAGGGCCATACGTCAAAACATCCTCTGCGATGACAGGAATGGTGATTTCGGCTGTCTGGATCTTCTGGTATTCATGGACAGCATTGACAGCCGTATTGTTTTTTGCCGAGGCAAGGGCTTTTTTCGCTTTTGGTTTCCGCTTGGGAGTAGGTTTCGGAACAGGTTTTAACAACTTTATGACACGAAAAAGGATATAGGAATTGAATGATAAAAACAAAAGTCCGAGGATCGAATAAATGTAGACTGTGAATTCGCTCATTCTTTACCCTCTGACGATATAGCCTCGAAGTGGTTTCCCTCTCGCAGCTTCTTCCCAACATCGGCAACCCCAGTCTGTTCCTGGATGTCCCGTGTGAACATGCCCATAAGGACCTTCCGTAGTCGGTGGATCATCATAAGCGAAAATTTTATTCGCAAGTTTCCGGTGAGTCTTTCGAACTCGACTGTCCTCTTGCGTCTTCCAAACATAAACACCTGAAATCTGTTCGACTACTTGGTGGTTTATCTTCGTAGCGAGTTCAAAGGCTTGGTCTTCTCCGATCTGTTCGGATCGTTTTTCCAAGTTATCCGCAAAAGATAAAACCCTTGCAATGCGTCCTTCGTGTCTCTTTGCTTCTTCGATGAGCTTAGAGACTTCCTCGCGTTTCTTATCTTTGGACTCATCTAGTTTAATTTGCAAGTTCTTTTTTTTATCGTCTGCGACCTCTTGAACTTTTCCATAAATCGTGACTTGGTCGGCGAGCCATTCATCTGCGAGGTCTCGGATCTCCGAACGCCGAAATGGATATTTCAGACGACGATAATGTTCTGCAAGTTCTCTCTCATATCGTTGCTTGAATCTCTCTGCACTTGTGATGAACTTGTCAAAAGATTCTCTCTCATACCAGACATCGATTGCGAGGTTACGAACTATATTCGCATAACTGGGTGCTAGGCGTTTGAAAATGTCAATCAAAGCCCTTCGCCTTCCGACTTCTTATTGCCGCTTTGCCCTGGTAGGCTGTCGGCTCCGTCACCATTCCCTTCGCCTTCATCGTCACCAGGTTCCCCGCCTTCGCCTGGAAGAGTTCCTTCCTCGACTGACTCTGGCAATTCGTCCGAGTCTTCCATGAGTCCTTCTTTTTTGAAGATGTCTTGGAGCTGTGGATAGTCCGCCATAGATATGATGTTTCGGATTCTTATCTCGTCTACTTCCTGTTTTTCCTTTTGTGTCGGTTCGTAAAGCGATTGGAATTCAATATCAAAATCGTCTTCTTTCTTCTTCCACTTGGTGAACCGTTTGTCCATGGTCAGGAGTTTGTTGATTGCAAACCTGTAAATCGGCTCGATCTGTGCTTCCTGGATGTCCGACCGGATGTCCTGATGAGTGGCGTGGATATTGAAGTTGTTCGCACTGTAGGCCGTATTCGACCCGTAAAAATAATCAGATTTTACACCAGAAAGCATTCCTTGGTAGTCTTTTACAACGTCGGCAACCTTCGAAAACCCTTCCGTAATGTTGTTGTTTAAGATGTCAAATTCTGCACCTTCCGGTAATTGCACAGTGGTCGAGAGAGATAATGTCGAGTTGATCTCAGCCGTCATCCTTTGCATACGGTCAAGAAGTGTATCGTTCTGGCCTTCCCCGCCCCATTTTTGTGTCATCACCTGCGCACGGATACAAAGGACTTTGATCGTATAGAGGTAGATGTTCACGGCTTCGGCTGCGTCTTTCAATTGATAGATTTTATTTTTACCAATTGCATAAAGCGGTTCGAATCCAGGACAAAGGAAATGACCCGTAACCTCGTTTTGGATCATGTGACCTAAGACGTAGAGAGTGTTTACGCCGGTGAGATTCTCTACATAGTCGATCCTGGAATACTGGTAGGACGTCGCATAAGTGAACTGTGTGTCATTGAACGTATTAAATCGGATGGTCCCGTCGTCATTTTTGATCGGAACGATGAGAGATCCCCTTGGGGAGAGAGCAGAATACAAAAGCATCTTTTGAATGATCTCTGTAAACCGAACCCGCTTTAACGCCTTGGTCATGGCTTCTAGAAGTTTGTCGTCGTCGAAATCCATGATTGGCATCTGCCTGGTTGACATCTGGATCGGGAGGTCGATGGTTTTTGAAAGGGTCGGGATTGCTAGGTAGTCTTTATAGTTCCAGGAATAGGGACTGTAATCGATGTAGTTCGAAATCACGGTCGGGTCATTTGGTGTATTGATCTGAAGAGACCGGTCGGAATAGATCGAGTTGAATGCCTCGGAAAACTCTTTCGCTTCTTTGAGTTTTTTCACCTCGTCGGACCGAAAAGGGTTTTCTTTGCGTGAGTTGAAAGCGACCGCATCTTTTTTGGAGATGATGTCTGTGAATCTAGTTTTGCCTTTCCCGTCTTTAGAATTTTTTGCGGAAACTGCAATTTGGGAATCCAAGGTCTTAAAAACGGCTCCCTGGAATTTCGCATAAAGGTGAAGGAAGTCATCGGACTCAAAGGTCATACCAGAGTATTTGGATTTCTTTTGTTCCTTCTGGTATTTTAGATCTTGTTCGAGTCTTTGGTTTCTTGCGATTCCGTTGATGATTCCATGGAGTCCTTTGGAGTTTAAAACCCCTTGGATCTCTTTTAGAAGCATCCCGTTCGCTTGTAGCTTCTCGACTGGGAGATCTTTTAAGGCCTTGATTGCCAGATATAAAGTTTCTAATTGTTGTTCAACTCTCATTCGTCTATGACCTCGTAGTTCACATTCTTCACGAGAAGTCCTCTATGATACAAAGGATGGTTAAATCCTTTTCGCTTCACAGTCGAGGGAGCATTCGGAGTTGTTGAACCCATATTAATAATTTCTTTCGTTTCTTTCACTGCGGACTGACCGATACCAGTAAGGAGAACTTTCAGTCGTTGGTCGAGGTCGGATTGCCTGACCTTCATCTGACCTGTAAGAACCGTATTCGCCAAGTTCTTTAGGAACGCCTCGATGTTCGGTTTCCTTGTATTCATGGCAGCCTCTAGGCCCATTCGGAAAGCTGGCCTCGGTGGGATTGTTCTCGTGCCGTATTCGTTCCAGATAGCAATCTTACCGAGTTCAACCGCATCACCGTTCTTCTCGACCATCACATTGTTTACACCGAATACAAGGGATTTCATACAAGCGACCGATCCTTTCCAAACTCGTCATAAAAGTCCGCGTCGTCGCCTATCGTATCCCGAAGCCATGTATCGGAAAACTCGGCAAACTGTTCGCTTCCTTTGTTAAGTTTAGACTTCTCTTCATAAAACCACTTTACGTGTCCACCTGCAAGACAATTTCCTCGTCCGTGTTTGATGCCAATACAAAGTGGTTTTCCAAGTTCCACAGTCTGGCCTTCAAGTTGCCTCCAGAGTCCTGCGTCAACAATCACATCATCGATCATGTTCCAGTTAATTTTATCCACTGCATCGGCTCGGATACACATAGAAAAAGCACAGGAATTGTGTTCCTGGTTTTTGTAATACCAATAGGCTCGAAACTCTGGATGGTAAAACCATGTCTCTGCAATCCCGAAAACTTGCGGCTCATCTGCCCACTCATACATTTCGAGCATCTTCTCAATGTAATTTGCCGGATAGTAGTCGTCATCCTCCATGAAAAAAATAAGATCGACCTCGGACTTCAAAGTCTCAAGGCCCTGCCTGTATTTCTCTTTCAAGGTTGTGCCGGTCCCGCTTAAAAAAACTTTTGCGTCCGTTTTGACTGTTTGGCGGTCAATGTAAAACACACACCTCTCGAAAAGGTGCGGCCTTTTGCCATTTGTTGGAATGATGATCCCGATTTTCATTAATTATGCACCAAAAGTGCGCCCGCAACCTTCTTCATGCGACCCCACCCTCCATTTTTACTTGCTACCATTTCTAAATAATCCCAGTCAGATGAATGCCTCATGGAAGGCCATCCAGTTTTCCCGGCTATCTCTGACCTTATGAGAGCCGAGGCACAATCAATGTATCCTTGTTGTGGCTTGCAGTCGATGACACCGTATCCGTCCGTAATGTGCGCCGCACCATCCACCTGCCCTTTCGCTGGTTCGTATTGTCCGAGTGGGCCAGCATAGTTATGAACCATCTGGGAACAGTAGGACCCGATCCACTGGTTATCCTTTTCCAAAGGTGCGACGAGCTTTTCTAAATAGTGAGGAACGTGGAAATTGTCGTCGTTCGTTATGACCACGTAGTCACATACAATTTCCTTCGCTCTGATTTTGTTCAGCCAGTCTACCCGCGTGGGATGTCCATAGTTTTGCCTATCCCTCGCCGTCTCGAAAAATTTAATTCGATCATCTTTGAATCTTGGAAAATTATGCGGCGCAGGCCCCGAATGAACGAGGTGAAGTTCCCAGTTCTCATAAGTCTGGTTCATCATGGAGGCGACAATCGTCGGATAGCGAATGAAACACGGAGAAATCACTGCCACCTTGGAAGGAGGCAATTCGAACTCCCAATATCTAAGGAACTCTTTTGTCCGGTCAGTCCACTGCATCCCACCGCCTTCGGTGTCAAATACCGGAGACGTTTTTAGAGGTGCGATCTGACGGGCTTCCAAGCCCATTGCGAGGATCTGCTGGTGGAATGTGTTTTTTAAGGAACGGTGTTCGAAGCCGTAACAGTCGTCTTTTGTTTTGATTTGGTTCTGTTCGAATTGGATCTTTGGGAGCGTTTCGATCCGTAGACAAAAACCAGTGGTGCGGACATGCCTCCGAACCTGTGGAGAAATCTCGTAACAGGTGGTCCCGACTTTTGGATCCTCGAACGGCTTCAAATAGTAGTCCAGGAAATCCTTTTGGATGGGCATCGTGTCGTCTGTGAACCAGAGAAGGAACTCGAAGTCTAAATCGAATCCTCGAAGCCGATTCCGACAAACGTCTTGAAAAACCCCGATGTCGTAGCCACCGGCTTGCCTCGGAATGTATTTTACATTTGGTCTGGACCCAAAGTAAGTTTGGAACTTGTCGATGTTATTTTTCGGATGGACATTGTGGATGATTCGAAGCTCCGCATCTGGGAGGTTCAACTTGTCCCAGATTTGCAACCACCGTTTTAGGTTTTTAAGTCGGTCGTGGATGACGACTGCAATGACGGTGCGGATCACGTTGCAACCTCCAACCAGGGAATAAACGTCACGAACTTACAGGAGTCTTTTACGAATTTTCCTTCTCTCAAACTTTGTTTAATTTCGTCCTTAATGTTCCAAGGGAAAATAATCACGTAATCAGGGTCGAACGCTTTCATCTCGCCCTCGGAGACAATCGGGATGCGAGATCCTGGCATGAACTTCCCTTGCTTGGCTGGTGATACATCCGCGACCATGGAAATGAATCTGTTGTTGGCCCCGACGTAGTTTAGAAACGTGTTGCCTTTCGCTGCGGCTCCGTAGCCTGCAACTTTGCCGCCTTTCTCCCTTACGTGTCTTTGGAATAGTTCGAAATCCATTTTGATCTCTTCGATGTCGCCCTGGAAGGAATCATAGAATTCCATATTTTTGAGGCCGCAGAGTTCTTCTTTGTATAGGAGGTCTGTGACAGATTTTTGGATTGGATGCCCATGCTCTTTGATTCCACCATATACCCGAAGGCTCCCCCCGTGCGTAGGGATTTCCTCGACATCATAAATCTCTAAGCCATTCGTTTCGGATACTTTCACAAGTGCCGTAAGGGACAGATACGAATAATGTTCATGATAGATCGTATCGAACTGGTTGTGTCTGATCAGATTCAAAAGGTGCGGAAATTCAAACGTCACCGTCCCGTCGCCTGCGAGTAGTAAGGTCACACCAGAAAGGAAACCATTGATGTCTGGGACGTGTGCAAGGACATTGTTACCAAGGATGAGATTTGCGTATCCGTAGTCCGCCACCATCTTTTCAGCGAGTGCGACACCAAAGAAGTCCTCGACCACATGGATGTCTTTCTCTCTGGCCTTCTCGGCCGTGCTTGTGGTTGGTTCGACTCCAATCGGATATATGCCCTTCTCTTTGAAGTATTGGAGAAGGTAGCCATCATTGCAAGCGATCTCTACGACCCGACTCGACGAATCTAGTGCGAGTCTTTCGGTGATCATATCCACGTAGGCTTTGGAGTGTTCCAGGAACGATTTTGACATGGACGAGAAGTAGGCGTAGTCTTTGGAAAACATTTCCTCTCGATCAACGAAATCCTCGGTCTGGACCAAATAACATTCATGGCAGACGAATACTTTGAGAGGGTATTTCTTTTCGGGTTCGTCTTTTTTGGCAAGGTAGGAATTGGACGGTGGTTGAATCCCCAAGTCCACGAATACTTTGGTTAGGTGCGTTCCGCAGTGTCTACAGTTCATTTGATGATCCTTTTTAATCTCTCGTTGTTACCCCAAAAAGAGAACGCTCCATAGTCTCCATGGGGCCGGATGCTTTCGCCGATTTCCATATCATATCCCTTGTCTTTGATGTAGCTTTCTAAAAATGACTTAATTGTGATAGGCTCGCCAGAACATACATTGATGATCCCTGTAACTTTCGTTTGGACCGCACATTTAACGATATATTCAGCGGCGATTTCTATCGGAAGGTAGTCTCTGACTTTTGCACCACCTGAAATAACGAATTTCTTTTCGCCATTTCTAACGGCTTGTTCCAGTGTCGGAATAAGCGAACTTTTCCTTTGCCCGTCGCCATATAAATAGAAAAGTCTAAGCCATTTTAGATCATATCTGGAATTGGACAATGCCCGCCTAAGAGTATCCTTCGCTATCCCATAATTATTCGTTGGATTCGGTGCCATTGTCTCGACAAGTTCGCCTTCCATTTGACCATATTCGAAGCAGGTCCCCGTAACCGTAATGTTCCGAACGCCTCGGTCTACGAACCCTTTGATTATTGTATAGGAGTCCGCAATAAATTTTAGATGATTAATACTGTCATAGTAATCCAGGTCAGGCCATGCAAGATAGATAATAGCATCAGGCATAGTCTCAATATTCGCCACCCTGCCAGTGATGTAAGTAACCCGTTCGTCGGCAATTTTAGGAAATGACCCAACAGAAATCGGTGCGATCACCTCGATGTCTGGACGTTTGAGAAGTTCCTTTACAACGTATCCGCCGATCCATCCACTAGAACCAATGACTAAAATTTTCATCGTCTTTTTTTGCTCATAAGGTATATATACTTTTTCAATGCTTGTGAAGTCTGCCATAGTTTAATCCCTCCCGCGAGTGAGTCAATCTCATCCTCGTGCTTGTCTTTCTTTTTGTAACTGATAACACGGTTCTTATATTCGGACGGTGTGGATTCTACCATGAATAGTCTGTCCTTGTTACCTGCCACTTCCAACATGATCCTCTCGTGTTTGTTTTTGGTTTGGTGAAACCAGGACCAATGATTCTTTACGGACACACCAAGGATCTTTTCGCGCTCCTTGAACCTATCAATAAACGTCACGGTCGAGTCCCCAAGCTGGGATTCCAGACAAGATTCAATTGGTTTGTATTTGTCGAGGAATCGTAAAAGGTCGTCGATGACTTCCGGGTTCGTGATAGACTTCTGCCACGACATTCCAGTGAATTCTATAGGCCAGTATTTGGACTCCTTGGAGCCTTGCGGGACAAATCCGACTATGGACACGGCTGTGCGGTCTGAGACCGTAGAATCGGAAAAGGACCCGTCAATAAAGGCAACGAGATAAGGCGACGTAAACTGTGGAATCGTTTGGAAAGCTCCAATGATCTCGTCTCCATAGATTCGATATTTCCCGCACCACTTATGGAGGTATTTGTCCGGGTGGTGCTTTTTGTCGTATTCCATTTCCTCGCGGAGAACATCTGGGAAATGTGGGTTATCCCAGTAGTTGATTTCAATGAGTTCGCAGTCGTTTCGTAAGCCGTCACGAGCCGGGACAGTGAATTCTTTGTCGATTGCGTCTTCTTCGCTTTTTGGGTTATACGTAAATATGATTTGCGATCCATTCTTTCGGATGGTAGGCGTAAGGTCTTCTAGAGATTGCGAACTTGTGTCCTGTGCTTCCTCGACCCAGCAAAGATCAATCCCTTCCGTCGATTTAACATTGTTAGAATTGTTCCAGAGGCCTTTGAAGATAAACTCGGAACCGTTCAAACATTTGATCGATTTCTGTTGGATCATAAAAAACTTATCGAGTCCTAGCCTAGAAATGGTTTCCCTAAGTAGCCTATGGACTGAATCGTCAATCGACATCTGAACTTCACGGACGCAAAGGATTCGTATCTTCGATTGGATCGCTTGGAGAATAAGGAAAGCGGCGACAGTCCAGGATTTCGATGACCCTCGACCCCCGTAAAGAATAATGTATCGTTTCTTAGAACGAAAGAGTTCTTTTGTTTTTTCTGGAAATTTAATTTCCATCGGACGATTGTTCGGTTGGCTTTTCGAAACCTATGTTCAATTGGATTGCATTGGATAAATCTATGTCACCGGTAAGATTTACGTTGTCGGTATTTTTACCAAATACGGTGTCTTTGATTTCTTTGTAAGTTGGGAGATCTCTTTCTTCGAGTGCTTTTGCAAGCATTTCTAATTCCAGAAAGCGATCAAGAGGAAGAGTTTTTTCTTCACCTGTAATCGGATCTTTTCTTTTGAGCTTAAGCCCAAGGTAATGTTTTAGAATAGTTGACCGGTTTTTTGCCCCTTTTGGACGACCGGCTCCCTCGTAAGTGCCGCCGACATTCAGAAGATTTCCATTTCTACCTACTGTTTTTTTCGGGATCTCTTCGGGATTGTCTGCCCACTCCGGCTTTTTTTCCTCTTCCATAACCCAACTAAGCACCCCCTAAAACCCCCTTTGTCAACTAAAAAATACCAGAAGGGAAATCAGCCAAACTCTGCCAAAAACCGTAAGTCACCAAGTCACTGTAACCAAAACGGATTTTGAAAACTTTTTACTAAAGCAAAAAATCCATATTCTAACTCACTCCTGGAGTAAGATTTTTTTTTTGGTTTAATATAGTCTTTTTTATAATATTAATGGTGACTTAGTTACTTATATATAAATTAAAGAGAAAAAAGGGCATAACCCTGGTATATTGCATTTATAAGCCAATCTAAAGTCACCAACAAGTCACAAAACCGTCACCAAAAGTGTCACCAAAACGGTAAAAAAGCCGATTTTTTAAAATATCCGCCTTGAGTTAGAAATAAAAAAAAGTGTAGAAAAATACTCCATAGGGGTAAAATAGGACTTACGTAAAAGGCTGCAAATTTGGTGACACGAGGGGAAAATATGAGGGTAGAAGACAGGCAAAGATTGATAGAACATGAGGCAAAAAAGAAAGCGAAATTGGATGAAATGAATGCAAAATCCCGTAAGCTTCATGAAAAAATATTGGCAATAGAAGAAATGGAGAAAAACAAACGTAAGGAAAAAAAATTCGAAAGATTCCTTGGATACACATACGACCCTTCTCGTAAACGATACCGGGTGCAATTTACGTTTGCCGGCAAAAAATATCGGATTGGATCTTATGAAACTCACTGGGAGGCTCGTGCAGTTTATTTAGAGGAGCGTGGAAGACTGGAGGAAGATGCAAGGAAGGCTCATGAGGAATATGAGAAAGAACTTGAAGAAAGAGCGATAAGGATCAAAGCAGAATCAAAAGCAAAAAAAGAGGCAGAAGACGACGAAATTTATGTTCCAGAAGATTTCGAAGATTATGAGGAAGCTGTGTCTTAGCCAACCTCTTTCTGTTTAACTAGATTATGCAGCTTCACAAGCCCCGACAGATTGTTCCTCTCCATCACCTTAGACACAAATGATTTGCTTTGCCCAAGTGCCAAGGAAAGGGCTTTTGCTCCTCCGTGGGTTTGAATGGCTTGGTCGATGTGAGATCGAAGTTGGGTTTTGAATTGGGTGGGGGTCATGTTATTTCTTCCTTAAAATAATAACTTACGGGAAAAGTAGATGGGGAGTTTTTTAATTTTACACCCCATCTTTCGCAAAATCGGAAAACTTCCTCATTGACAACTATCCCCTCACCGTGAGGGGTTTTAACCGATGAACCTATTTTAATTTTCTGACCATTCATAATCTTTTTGCGCTTTTTCAATTGCCATTTCTTCAGAAAAACCATTGTCCATCCAATACCATTTTCTTTCTCTGAGGTATGCCATTTTTTTATATTCCGGAGTCGTAAAACCTTGCATTGCAAACTTCATTGTTTTTTTTGCTTCTTGCGTAATATCTTCACAAATTGCAATTCCTGGCATGAGTTGTTTTTCACCGATTTGGATTGTGTTGTTCGCTGTTGTTGTCATACAAACAATCTAACTCGATCGACAAATACGTCAACCACTTTTTAATAAAATTATGCAAAAAAAAAGTAAAAAAATCCCCTGAGGAAATCCCCCAGGGGTTTGGAGAGTGGTGGAAACTAGGTTAGGAATGGATATCAAGTAATACTCAGGAAATAATCCGACTTCGTGCCGTCCAAATCCCGCTTCCAGACTCGGATCTTCTCCACGGTTTTTTCAGGGAAATATTCCTTGTAAAAGTTCTGAGTGGATTTGCGAAACTTCGAAAGGCTCATAGGCTTCACTTCGTCTTTTTCGAAAAACTCTCTGTAATATTCATAATGCTTTCTAGGGTTGACTACAATCACTTTTTCTTTGTTCTGCTTTTCATATACCTGGATCACGTCCAGTTTTTCCGTGTCCATGAAATCGGAAGGCTTGGCAATCGTTCGCATGATCACCTGCTCTCTGGTGTCCTGGTATTTCTCCATGGCCTCTTTGATTTTGTCTTCCCAGAGTGTGAAAGTATTTTGCCAGTATAGGAAAGCCGAGTTCTTTTCCTTCATCTCGGTCATGGCGCCGAGTTCGGTTTCTGTTTTGACAAACCCGTCTTTTTCGAAAAGGTTCCTGCCCTCCGTAAGGATGTAGTTCACGATTCCAGAAAGTTCTGGTTTGAGGCGCGTCTCGAAAAACTCAGACACTTCCTTTTCTTTCGTGATTTGTTTGAATAGGAAGATTTTGAACCGTCGGAAATATCCGCGCGACGTGTCGGAAATATTCGGAAAATGGTTGGAAGGAATGACCCAAAGCGCACGGGAAACAAACGTAAAAAGCCCTTTGTATTTTGGATCCCCGGTAAGGACCGAGTTCCCGGAAATCCTTTTGAACATCGCATCTGGTATTACGTAGCTTGCGGGAACCTCGTCGGCAATATTCAGGTATTTGTTAAAAAGTTCCGCAGTGTAGTGCGTTTTTTCTATGGTCTCAATGGCAAGAGCCGACGTTCGTTTCTCTCCAATGAGTGACCGACACAAATGAGTGAACTGGGATTTCCCGTCGTTTCCGTCGCCTTGGAGCCAAAAGATCACGTCCTTGGATCTGTCACCAGATATTAAATAGAACAAACCTTTCAGAAGCTCCTTCGCATCCTCTTCTTTGTGCGTCCAGTCTCGGAGAGCCTTTTTTAGATTTGGGCAATCTTGGGTTCCGTCAAACGTGATGGGAAGTTTGTAGTTCAATAGGAACTTCGGACTGTGGGGAACGAGTTCGCGAGATTTCAGGACGTAAGTCCCGTTCTCGAAATTGATGTATTTTTTGTGATTGTCGAAATTTGTTTCGGGTGCTGACAAGAGTCTGGTTTCTATGTCCTCCAAGACTTGCTTACGTGCCTTGGAAAGATCGGTTCTATTGTCTGGAGCCGTAACTTTTCTAGCGATTGCATCTGCGTGAGACGTAAGGAAATCATCACTAATGTATTGATAGTATCCTTCGGCATAGTAATAATACAGAGCCTCGGACATATCCGAGTGACGGATAGATTGGCGGACGTGGAAGGTGTCAAACCAGTCATTGATCAGTTGATCGAAGGCAGCGTAGCGAAGCGTATTCAATTCCTGTTCATAGGTTCTAATCTGGTTTTTGAAAAGTCCGGGTGCAAGTTCCTTGGAATATCCTTCGGACTCTGCGATGTCTGAGAGGATGGCCTGCCTTTTGGCTTCTGGAAGTAGGAGAGTCTTCCAGATTTTTCCAAGCGTAGATGGTTCCAGAGTCGAGTTCGGGTTGTGAGGTCTGCCGAATGGTTCCGGGATCCTTTCGAGTTCAACCTCGTCTTGGCTTAAAGCGTCCTCGTATTCTGGGGTTGCCTCGACTTCCTCTTTCAGCCGGTCTTTCGTCCCACCGTTGGCGAAAAAGTCGTCAATGTCCTCGCCACCGACAAGCCCCAGGCGCTCGAGATCCACGACTTTGATCGACTTGGTTTTGACCCGTCTTTGGATGGCCTTGGCAAGTCCTTTGGATCCTGCACGACCCGCTTTGTCGTTGTCGAAAAGAATGATGACCTTTTTATTCGAGAAAATGTCATAGGCTTCTTTCGGGAGTTTGCCTGCGGTTCCTTCCCCATCGACTGGGGAGATCCCGTGGATGCCTACGTGCTCCCAGAATGCAAACATATCCCACTCACCAGCGAGGACAAAAATATACTCGTCGGCTGGTTTGATCCGTTCTGCATTCAGCCATACCCGGTCATTTCGGAACTTACCTGGGACGGAGATCCAAGTAGGCTTTTGATCCTTCCCTCCAAAATTTAGGTGTTTCACGCATCCAAGAGTTGCATTATCTGGGATCGATATGTTATGGTAGAACCCGACACTATTCTTTTTTTGGAAAGGTAGCGACTGAAGCGAAAACTCGTCTATGACCCTTTTAGAAAGCCTGTGGCGTTTGTTTGTTTTGTTATGGTAGAATAGAACAAGGGAATCGATGGATGAGAGATCCGAGAACTCCCGAGTTTTTCGGTCTGTCCGATATCCAAGATCGAACACGGATTTCAGTTTATGGTCACAGGCAAAACAACCACCGTTGTGTGGCATCTTGTCGAACCACCAGAACTTTTTCTTGGCCCCGCATGATGGACAGGTTGTGAGGAACCGGTCTGTCCCGTGTTGGCGTTCGGAACCAGGGAAATGATCCATCATGTATCGATATGCGTTCTCGTCGTGTGTAACTCTGTCTTCCATATTATCCTTTTAAGTGTTTCACGAGGTTTTCGAATCCCTCTTCTTTATTTTTTATTGTATCGATGATAGCATCTTCCACGGTTTCTTTTCCGTTCGGCAAGGTGGACTTAAACCTCACCATTCGCATAGATTGTTTTTGACCCGACCTTTGAATCCTTCCGATGATCTGCTGATCCGTGTCATACGAGTATCCGTAGGAATATCGAATCATAAGCGAACAGTGATTTTGTAATCCGTCGATACCCACGCCACCGGAATCCTCTTGGATGATTAGGACATCCAGCTTGTTATTTGAAAACAAGTCGATGGATTTGTTCCTGGCCTCGTCTTTTATTTTGCCGGAAATTTCACCATAAGAGTAATTTTTTTCTTTTAGTAGTTTCCCTATAAGTTGGATTTCCTGGGAATACGAGGCCGTTATGATGACAGGCTCGTCGATTCCTTCGAGGAAGTCGGCAAGGGCTTCGATTTTGTCCTGGTTGAAAACGAGCGTCTGTTTTTGCTCGGTGTCGTTTACGAAGCCGGAACAGAGTTGGCGAAGTTTTGTGATCTTCGCAATCGCAATCGCTGCGACAATTTTATTTCGGTTGTAATTGTTTACCTCAATCATCGCATCGTCTTTCATCGCTTTGTAATGTGCCAGAGCCTCGCCGGAAAGTTCGATTTCTAAGATTTGTTCTGTGAGTTCTGGTAATTTCAAAACGTCTTGGGTGACGATGTAAGACAGCTCTTTGATCTTGTCCCAGAATTCCTTCCGAAGTGATTCGTTAAAAGTGTAATTGAAACCCATGTAGTCAGAGGTAAAGTATTTCTTTCGAAACGCATAGAACGAGGCTCCGAATCTTTGACCACGATCAAGGAAAGTAATGAGTCCATAAAGATTCTCGTCCTTGGATCTGCGAGGTGTTCCTGTAAGGATATTTTTGTTCTCTATATTTGCAGAGAGTGCCATGGCGTTTTTGTAAGTCTTCGTCTTTGTGTTTGCAAAAAACTTGTGAGCTTCGTCGGCTGCAATAAATGAGAATCCCTTGTTTATGAGTGCCGCCAAGATTCGTTCGTTTAGAAGCGTCTCATAGTTCGTGATGTAAAAATATCTATCGTATGACAGGCGTTGCAATTTCTCGTCGGTCGTGCCTGTGAGATTTATGTATGTAGCTTTCGGGCCAAGATAATTTAGAATCGCTTTGTTCCAAGAAGTGAAAACGGACTTCGGGCAAAGGATGAGAGCCTTGTCTTCTACTCTGACTTTGTGACGAACGAGTTCCAGATACGAGTAGGTTTTCCCTGTTCCAATTGCCGCCCAAAGGTTCGAGTAAGGGAGGTCTCCGAATCTAAGGACATATTCTTTTTGGTGCGGGAATAGCATCTCACGGATGTCAGTCGGATCAATTTTTCTTCGTGCGGGCTTCGACTGCAAAAGATCCCGGTGATACCTTGCCTCGTTTATTTTTTCGAGAAGTGCCGAATATGCGAAACCGTTCTTTGTGCAAAAGGATTGCCAATAGGTCTCTGGGATCTCCCATACTTTCTTGCCTTTATATTTGCCAAATCCGACAGGATCGCATAACGACGCACCCTGTGCCTTTGTGAGTTCTAGGAAGTTAGAGAGCATTGAGTTTGTCTACGATCGACTGGACTTCTGTGGCGAATCCCCAAATAGATTTCTCATGCCTAACATAAGAAAATTGCTTTGCTTTGGGGTCATAATAAAGAACAAAAGACGATGCGTAGTATTCATCCAAAAATTCCCCTTGCAATTTTGATAATTTGTCTGGTAAAATTTTAATCTCTACAAAAACAGGGATTCCTTTGATTGGTAAAACAATATCCGGTATTCCTCCCCTGTTAGCTGGATGCGCATTTAGCACCGTGACCTTGTAGCCTAGCTTACGAATTTTAGCGACGATCTTTGCTTGGGTCATTTTAGTTGCCACGTTTTTCACCAAGTCCTTTGACGGTTGAACCAGTCACGTTCGTTTCTGGATATCTAATCTCTAACGCCCGTCGCCTTTCTGCCATATATAAAGCATGTTCTTTTTTGTATTCTGCCATTTCTTGCCCTAGCATCCAAAAGACCGAAATAAAACACACAGCGAAAAAAATCCCTAAAATAATTATTATTGCTAAAATCATTGTTTTGAATCCCATTTATATAGTGCTTTTGAATTAGGGCATCCTTCAGTTGGGCAATAGTAAATACACTCTCCGCCCTTTGTCATCTCCATACAAGTTTCATCGAATAAGGAATCATCTTCTATGGTATGCAACATTGAATGACCGTCTCCAATATCTGTTAATTTGTGCCGATGCGGAGTTACACCAACCCAAGGGCAACATGGTTGACCATCTGGATCAAGACAATGGTCACAGCCTTTAGGTGTTATGATATATCCATCTTTACTCCATTCAGCCATTGTTTTTAAACCAGTTCATTACTGTATTTGCTTCATTTCGGAAAGAATCCTCAGATTGTTCAGCCTCCCAATCTTGTCTGAAAGAAATGGTATCACCTACAACCCCAATCTTACTGGATCTAATAATGATCTCTAACCTATCCCAAGTATAAAAAACCATTTGGGCTATTGACCTGGGGGCAAATATGTATTCATCGCCACGGTTATTAATAATAAGTTTGTCATTTAAAATGTTAGCTTTCATTTCCCATTCACCTTTCTATCCAATCTCTTTGCTTGCTGTCTCATCCACCAACCGTCCACGGCGTTCTGTATGGGAAGGTAATTCCCATACAGAAAGAGGACGACTGCAATCACGATGCAACCTATCCCTAGGAAAATCATGTTACCTTTTACCTGCTTCTAGGACTGGAAGCCCTGCTTCAGTAGGAACATAAATTACATTTGGTTGTTCACTGATTTTTTCGATCCAAAGGTATCTTAGATACGCCTGGTTGTTTTTCAATGAATCCCCAAGAATTTTATTTGCTTCGGCAGTTGCTTTCGCTCTTGTGATTTCAGCCTCTCCTAACATTTTCGCAGAATCTAAAACTGCCTGTGCTTCATAAACTTTAATCTTACGAGACGATTCGGCTTCTGCAAGTTTCGCTTTTCCTTCTTGTTCCGAGATCATCACTTTGATTGATGGCACAAAACAAGCCATTGCCTGGCAGTTAAAAACCCACATGGTCACAAATAGCATAAATATTCTTTTCATAAAATCCCCCTTACCACGGCCCTTTGTCTTCTTTCGAAGCTAGCGGGTCAGCTACTTCCTTACCTTTGAACGTATCCTTGATGTCATCTTCAACCGAATACGCTGGCACTGTCACGTCCGCCTCGGCAATCCCAGAACCAAATCCACTTCTCTCTGCGTTCTGAACAGCACCCTTGTGAGTGTCGATGATTGCGTTCAGGAGACCTAAGCCGTTTTTTGACTCACGGTAAGCATCGGGTGATTTGAACTTTGGAATCGGTAATTCATTTTCGTCTTTACGTAAAGCAAAGTCGATTCTTTCGTATTCCTGTTCTGACTTAGAAACCGCATCGGAAAAGAAAATCTCTGTTTCAAAAAATGGGAGCGGAATCGCACCATAAGTTTTGATCGCTTTTCGAAGTGAGTTAAAAGATTTGATTGTTGTCACAGAAAAAGACGCTGCAACCAGATTCAAACCAGTGTTGTATTCTTTACCTGGTAACATCATCACCAAATACAGACGAGTAAGTTTTCCTTTCAAATCAGCATACTCTTTTGTTAGATACTTTCCGTATCCGTTCAACTCAAAGTTTCCTTTGGAGTTTGCAGGATCGTAAGTCACTGCAAGGATTTCGTTTTCTTCGTCTGTGAAATCTGCCTCTGATTTATCTGGGCTGCCAACGTGACCTTTTTTCAAGCGAACGACTTCGTGACCGTAATAAATTACGGCTCCTTCAATCTTCGCACCTTCCCAAACTACCTTGTCCGTTTCGTTGTCCACGATTTGGAACTTGGCTTTCATGGATGGTCTAGACAAAAAGTATCTGTAGCTTTTTAGATACGATTCCTGAACTGGAGCCATCCCACCGTTCGCTTCCTCTTCCGTAAACCCCTGCCATTCCTTCGGAATAGCCATTGCTGTTGTGTTAGTTGTTGTTAAACCTGTCATTGTTTTGTCCTTATCTCCTATTTGCCTTTCGGCTTGCCTTTGCCACTTTGTTCCTTTTTCGCTTGTCCCTTACTCCTGGCATACCAGGACATCCTGGATATTTTGCCGAGTTGTTGTTTGGGAAAACTTTGACTTTCAGCTTATTCAGAAACAGATAGAAGTTCATGTCTCTGTAATACGCCGCAAGTTCACGGTCTTTTCTCGTTCCGATTTTCATCCTTTTACCTTCTAAAATTTAAAGTTTATTTTTCTTGTTCCAAAATCCAAATTAGTTTCAATATTTTGTAATGCAATGATTGAACCAATAAGTCTTTGTCGATATTCTTCGTTAGACGAAATCCGTTCAAGTTCCTTTACTTTCAATTTCTCTAATGCTTCGGTGGATTTTGCATTTAATTCGTCGTAATTAAATTTACCCTGGCTTACCTCTGGGATCAGGCCAAAATAATCTTCGATCTCTTTTTTCGAATTAAACCCTTGTATCATACAAAGCCCTGGATGATTCAAATCTGTGAGAAAAAGCTCAAAATGCTCATCCTGGTTCCCTTTTGCATCTTCTACCAAAACTTCTTTTCCTGCCCATGCCCCTTTCTTAATTAAAAGTTTTGGTGCTTTTAAAATCTCTTCTAGTGTTGCCATACTATCCCTTCACCTTCCTACTTGTAATACTTGATCTTGTCTCGTGATAGATCAAATCGTCTTTCGCAAACTGAATGATCGTCTCAGGTGGTAACGCATCCCAAACTTTGCGAAGTGCAACGGCTGGATAGTATGCCGACTGAAAAAACACAGCCTCACCAAACCCAAGTTCCGTAAGCCGTCGCATAAGTTCAACTTTCTTCGAGTGATCTGACACCGATTCTTTGAGAAATATCTTGTTCTCGAACTTGAACTTGTATTTCACGTCGTCCAAGGTCACGTCCGTCACCATGTTGTTAGTCGCTTCTTCCAAAATCTCGGACTCAAGAGTTTTGATCTCGGTCTCGACTTCCTTTGAAACTCGTTCCAATGCTTCGAGGCGTTCCATTGCCTCTTTGCGTCTTTGCAGTTTAGCTGCGATTTCCATTTTCCATCTCCTTTGCAATATCATCCAAATACTGCGGTTCCATTTTTCTTTTTGGTGGGGTCAAATCTAGCTCGTCCCCGTTCCATAGCCTAACACCTTTGGGAGTCGGCTTATCTAATTTTTTTTTTCGTCTAATACTTCAGCGAGTTTCGTTCCCTCCTGTGGTTTTATCTTAACATTGCCCTCGGACAAATTTTTCTTCTCTTTCGTGTCCTTTGTCTTCGCAGTCTCCAAATCTAGTTTGAAAATTGCCTGGACTGTGATCCCTGCAATACCCATGAGAGGTATTGGAATCGATGCCCAAAACACCCAGAACTTCTTTAGGTTATCAAGTTCTTCAATGCTTTGTAATGTCAGTTCCCGTCCACTCATGCCAGTCATGTTCGCAAACGCATAGAGGACGTTCCCAGATACGTTAATGAGAAAGAACATCACGAGGATTGAGACAAGTAAGAACACAACAAAGTATTGTTTCTTTCGCTTCGCAATAAGATCCGCAACACCCATGCCTGTTAGGACTTCAAAGATTTGGAGTCCAGCCGCCGCAAGCCATGTCATCCCAGAATCTCTAGACGTGAATTTCTCCACGACTTTCAGAGCCTCCGAGATGTGTTCCGTTGAAAGTAGTAGCACAAAGAACGTGGCAACAAGAGTGCCGTAATATTTAATTTTTGGGTATGTCATTGTTAATATTCCTTTTCGACGATTTCAACATCGCCATTTTTGTATTTATATTGAACTTTCCATTTTCCATCAATATATAGTTTTCTATGTGATCTGCGATAAAGTGGCTGATCATTAAAAGACCCACACCCGTTACAAACCCCTGACATAAATTCTGAATGGCTAGTAGTCTTTTTGCAAACTACACAGAAACTAGAGTCAGCTTTCCAAGGAGTGCTAGACTCAGTTAAAGTAAAATCGTTTGGATCTTTATCTGGCAAAGGTTCTATGACTTGAATCTTTTTTTTAAATATTCCAAACATTTTAGTCTCCTATCTCCTTTATCTCATCGCCATCTTTTGCGCTGATTTTGAAAATCTCGCCAATAAGTTCTTCGACGGCTTTTATCATTTTTTGTTCTTTTTGGTTCGAATCTTCCCTAGCCAAATTGTTTATAGCGACGTTAGTCACTCCATCTTCGACGTGAATTGTTATGTGTAATGCGTGCATACTATCCCTCTTCCCTCTCTCCAAATTTTTCAAAAACAAAAATCAAACCTCTCACAAGACCAATCCAGGTGACGGCTAGGCCAATGTAAACAAGCGACAAATAGATCCACGATTCAATCGACGGGGTCATGTTAGAAGCTCCCTAGTTTCTTCTAGGCTATTTTCAAGTTCTTCAATTTTTTGAAGCAAAAACAAGACAACCCTGTCGCCAAGATAACGATCGTTTCTGATTTCATCGGCTTTCCAATTTTTAAAAACAGAAATTTTTCCATTTTCGTTCCAAACTTCATAGCCATCTTCTAGTTCTACTTTGTATGTGTTGGCCATATCCCTACCTTCTCCTTACCATCGTCTTTTCATAAATCCACGATTCAATCGACGGGGTCATGTTACCAATCATCGGACGCACCTCCGCCAGCGCTATCCCCGCCACCACCAGACCAATCACTGCTTGAGTCAGAATCCGAGGAAGAGGAACTACTTCCACCACCTAAACCACCAAGAATCAAACCGATGCCTAGGCCTAAAACATCCCCAAGTAAATCGTCGTCCCGACTTTTCTTTTTTGTTGTGTATGTTTGGCCGCAAATCGGACATTCATATTTTGAATCGTCATAATAACTTTTTTCTAATTTGTAATTACAATCTTCACATTTCGCCATATCTCTACCCTCTCCTTACCATCGTCTTTTCATAAATCTTCAAACCTGGGATCTGTCTTTTACCGGCCTTGATACTTTGCGTAACTTTCACAGCGTTCAACTCCAGATACTCACGAGGGACTTGCGACTCGTCTATGATGTCGTATGCCCAAACTTTGGTCTCTGAGATTTTGGGGATGACTAAAGTGCCAGGTGTATGCGTATTTCCGTTGCCGTGTTCTGCGACCGGTTCACCCGCAATCAATCTCTCTGCTTCTGCTCGTGCCTGGATCTGTGCAATCTCCCGCTCCTTTTTCTCCTCTGCTTTCACAAAGTCGGATACTTGCAAGATAAGTCTTTTGCTTAATGTTTCGGCTGGGTGCATCACAACATTAAACGCGCTGTTGATTCTTCGTTGTTCGTCGAGTGCTGGTTTGACTAAGTCTGCCCTCTTAGAATCAAGAAGTTTTACAATCTTAGACAATCCCAGAGACGCGTCTTTTTTTGCCTGTGCGTTGTCGTGTGTGGTCTCGGATGCAAAGAGTTCTGACAGCTTCTCGACCTTAGCGAGTGCCGTGTCGATGTCTTCTTGTGGTATGACTGCGAGTTCGTTCATAAAATGTATGCCTCAATGATCAGCTTATTAGATTCTCTTGAAATAATTTGTTCAACAGAAATCAACGTGTCGTTAATGACTGCTAATTTAAATAATTCTAGTTGGCCTAAAATAAGTTCCTTCTCTTTCTCTGTCATTTTGGCGTTCATAAAAATATTCCTTTAAGTAACCAGTAAGTCACTACTCCTGCAGTAAACCCTACACAAAAAGATTCAAATAATTTCATTTCCTGTCCTCAATGATCTTGTTTACTGTGGCGTTGAAACTAACTCGAACTTGGGAGTCAGTTTGCATTTTTTTTTGAACGGCTTTCACTTTCGCTAAATTCTCAGGCGAAAGGTAAATCGCATGGTAAGTCTTTTTTTTCATCGTTGCGGTCATTCGTCACTTCCTTTTAAAATATTGTATTTTAAAATATTTTACTTTGTCAAACAAAAAAAATAAAAAATTTACCACAATCCTAGGGCATCCACACAGCCTTTCGCCGGGGTATCGTCAACCATTCTCGCCTCAACCTTCCCTTTGCGATATGCCAAAAGTAACGCATCGGATATAACCTTACGGTTCCTTGCATCCTTCGGATCTCTGGCAAGTTCTTCAAGCACGGCTGTGATTTGATCGTCAAAGCGGTTCATGCGAGAACCCCCATGCAACGACAATTGTAATGGAATCCGGGAGAAATATGATATCCGATAACGTAAGCCTTCTTACCTACCTGGGAATAGGTCATCACGTAATCAGTCCAGCCAAATGATACTTGGATATAGCCAATTTTACCAAATAGACGGACCAAGAAATCTTCACGCCAACTGATATTACTTCTAAAAACTGGAGTAAGACCAAGGCCTTTAATAGATTTTCTAAACTTCCCACGTCTCAAGACTCTTTCGGCTTTCTGTTTTTTAAAAGCCAATCTATCTTCTTTTGTTCTGGTTCTCTTATCAAAAGGAGTTACCCAGATAAACTCTTCCTCAGTGCCATATTTTTTTTCTTCCATCTCTCTTGTCTCCTTTGTGTTTATAAATCTTCGTATGAAATGTCTTACTCTCATCTTCTACGTGTGACAGTCTTGCTTGGATAAAATAGTTCCAGGCAATCATCCCGATGAAGATGAGAAGGTAAAGAGCGTCTTTAAGATTCACTGTTCCTTGTTCGTGATTCTTGGATTGTCCTTTGGAGATATTGGCTAGCTTTTTCGACTACATCCTCGTCAAAAGATGTGTATCTTTGAACAACCGCATCTTGCAACTCTCTCAATTTAGTTTCTGCATTGAGACGGGCTTGGCGTTCGGATTGGAATAGCTTTAAAAATTCTTCAATGTCATCTGTAAAAAATACAGACGACCGCAATTCTTGAGTTCTGCATCTTCTAACCCTTGTTTTTAAATTTTCAATTATTTCTTCACTCATTCTAGTATCTCCTCGATCTTAGCTAATACTTCATCACATGCCCAAATATATCCTTTTGGGAAACTCTGGTTTTCTTCTGCTAACCATTGCTTGGCATTTTCGGCTTGAGCCTTTTGCTCTCTCACAGCTTCTATCAACCTCTGTTTAGGTGTGGGGGTGGTCATTTAGTAGCCTCCGAAAGTTTCCGACATATATTCGGCCAACTTACAATATGCTTCGGCAAAGAGTAAATTTGTTTCAACTGCTTCAACTGAAAATATTGTATGTTGCTTGTTTACGTCTCCATAAAATAATCTAAGACCCCAATCGGCAATTGGTGAATAGCCTATTTCTAACCTATAACCACGGTCTTTATTCTTTAATATGTTAAACAGATCAATGAACTCTTTCATCCTTTCTCCTCCATTAGTTCAGATAGATTGGTTTTGGTGAAATCGGATTGGAATAAGATCTCTCTTCTGAATTTGGACGTGTCTCGAATTAAATCTCCGTCATCATCCACTTTATAAAATTCTCTTATCTCATCTAGAAAGGCTCGTTCGTTTTTGGAACAAACAGACTCTCCGTGAATAACTTTTGCGTATTCATCTTGAGTAATTCCTGCTATTTCTGGCAAAGATTTACCATCGTATTCTGATTGGTTATTTGCGAGTTTCTCTATTGCTCTTAGCATTTTTTGTGGTATTGTTTCCATCTTCTCTCTCATTCTCCTTTTTGTACTTTTTGTAGGTCGGCTTTGAAATTTACCTGGAATATATTTGTAGGATTATTCCCGTGATTATTGTTAGCAATCAAACCGTTTGAATATGGTAACCAAACAAACTTGTCGCTCTCCACCTCATCCAAAAACTTCCTTTGTTCTTTACCGCAAGTAGGACGGGTGGCGAGGATTTGCTCAATTTGTTCCATAAGCCTTGTGCAAACATTATCAGGTATTACTCCATAGCTTTCAATGCACTGATTTATTAAATTAAGTTGTTCGTTCATTTTGTTTTTTTACCTCTTTGGCATGTGGTTTGCCACTTAAATGAAAATCTTTCATATTCATCGGCATTTCTCTATTGCATACAACACAATGGAATCGTAACGCCTGAATGACCGGTATGGGCTCAGGGCTTGGGAAATGTTTTTCGTATATTTGTTGAAACCTAGTTCTGGCGGAGTCTGTGACTTCCATCTCCCAGCTATCTCCACCACAATATTCTAGAATAGAATTTGCCAATTGAAGTGCTTCAAGCAATTCTTCTTCCTCACTCATACAATCCTCATCCAATGACCGTCTGCTTCAAACACACAATCAAGGCTTCTCCATTTAACAATGATTCCTTCCTTGGCTATACAATGAACATGGCCTCTGTCGAAATCGTCATTATGAACAAAATTTACATCCACCCCAAACGGCGGAATCCACTCACTTAACTTAAACCGCGTATCCAATGGAATCCCGTCTAGGCTGTCAAGGATGCGGTATGTTTTGTGGGGGTAGGATTGTGTTGATATCACAATGTTCGGAGTGTTATATGGTTGTGAAGCCTTGATGTGCGATTCTGTATGGTCATTTTGGTCATTGGTTCCGCTTGTTACTGCTTGGTGGCTATTCATAGATTCATACTCCTTACCTGTTTGTTTACCTACATATTCTAGGAATTCAGTGGGTGATTCGGTGATGGTTAGGCCTCGATATAATTCATCGCCAAGAATTATTCTTCCATCCTTGAAAGAGCAATACTTCCACATATGCCAATCGCATATTTTATTCCTAACGCCAACTATGTATCCTCGATCCTCATCACTCAACCGACTGACTTCTATCGCCATACCTTTTGCTGGTTTTACATGTGATTCCGTGTGATCGTTTTGATCGTTACCTTCAGGCACATATTCAATCCCTAGTATCTCAGCTATACCCTGGCAGAATGCGTCTCCTGTAGGACAGTGG